AATAATTTACATGTTGAAATAGAACTTAAAGGTATTCCCAAACATTTAGATCATTTGGAATTTCAAACATTCAAAAAAATAGTAACAGTACAATATAGTAATGGTACATTAGATGTACTTGAAATTCATGGTAAAAAAATAAGAAAATGACTATAAAAGACCTTAATGATATATATTTTAATAGTAAAAAAGTTATAAAACATTTTACTATAGAACTTAATTATGAAGAAAAAAAGATATTTTTAGATAGTATTTTAGATAAAGATAAAACATTACCTCATGAGTATGATGAAATTGAAACTATAGGTACTGGTAAATTTAGTATTAAAATTATAAATAAAAGAATGAGTAAATTTAAAGAATATCGTAGAAAAAATGTATCTGAAATGAGAGAAGTAACGCAATCTGATATTGCTAATTTTAATCAAGATAGTAGGTACATTCATTCCTTACAAGACCACCTATTTAAAGTTTCTATTAGTCAAGCAGACTTAGATAACGGAAGCCCTAAAATTGGTGATATGATTGCTAGAAATCCAAAGAACCATGAAGATCAATGGTTAGTCGCTAAAGAATATTTTAATGATAATCTTGAACTTATATAAAATGAAAAAGTTAGCAATAGTAGTTGGACATACAGAAGATAATCAAGGAGCAAAATCTCCACATAATATATCAGCTGAATGGGAATTTAATTTTGGNATAGCTACTGAATTACATATGAGAGGTGTAGCTGATATATTTTTATATGATACTTATGCNCATGGNTATACTAGTATGGTNCATAGAAATGCAAAGCTTTTAAATAAGGAAAAATATGANCTTATTCTTGAACTTCATTACAATGCTGCAACTCCAGCTGCTACAGGTTGTGAAGCACTATATTATCATAAGGAAGATGAAGATTTTAAAGAAAAGGAAATAGCTCAATATTTTGTAGACAAGTGGTCAAAAATTACTGGTCTTAAAAATAGAGGAGTAAAAAGACTTACTAAAGATGATAGAGGATATGTTGCTGTTTACGCACCTATTGGTAATTGTATTATATTAGAACCATTCTTTGGTACTAATGCAAATGATGTGAAAGCAATGACAGAAAACTACTGGAAGTATTTAGATTTAATTGAAGAACTTAAAACTATATAATGGGAGCATTTTTATTTCAAATAGAAGATGGTGTAGTAGTACCAACAGTAGAAGCTTTGCTTATAAAGCCATTTTGTACTATATGGGAAAGAGATTTGACTGAACATAAGACAGTAGCTAAATTAGAATTCAGTTTTATAGAATTTATGACTTCTAAGAAAGCAAGTAATCCTTATAAAGGATATGACGATACTGTAAGAGCTAAGCATATACTAATTGCTGTACCTGGTTATGATGATCAATGGAAACCAGATGACTTAGTTACAAGTGGTATGGATTTTATAACTAATTTACAAAAGAATGCATCTCCTACATACAATTTTTACACCTCTGCATTTAAAGCAGCTAGGAAGCTACAAGACTTTTTTAACACATTTGATATAAATGAAACTAATGTAAGATCTGGAAATCCAATCTGGAAACCAGCTGACATAACTAGACCTTTGAAAGAAACTCCCGAAATACTTGACACTATGAGAAAACTTGAAAAGAAAGTTGAAGAAGATGTTTATGATAAAGTTATAACCAAAGCAAATAAAGACATCAGTCCATTTGCTGAAAGACCTAATAACTAATGCAAAACGATGATGAAGATCCAATTCCAGAAGACAATACTCCAGTAAGACATTTAAGATGCTATTGTGGTAAGAAAAGAATGGAGACCTCCCAAAAAGGTAATTTGCCAAACTGTATTGGTTGTGAAGAATGTAATTCCACAATGGCTGAAAGTGTAGCAATGTGTAAGCAAGTAGAAGCACACACTTGGGATAAAGTTAATAACGAAAGACAATGTACAACTTGTGGTACTAGAGAATTATCTGATACTCATATTAGAGAGTATGCTACTATTCATAGGAGATATGATGGTAAATGGATTAATAGTAGTGGAGAAATAATGGCTTTGTTGTTAGTAAAGAAGTATAACATAAAAGGTAGATATTTAAGAAATGGTATCTTTGATCCTAGAGATGACATTAGATCATTATTAATAAACGAATAACTAAAGATATGAAAATAGGTAGAGTAGAAGAAGCATTAGTAGCAGGTAAAATGTTAAGAAGAGCTGGATGGCCAGAAGAACATTTTATATTTAGACAAGTACCATCTATTATAGGTAGTCAAATTGTACCAAAAATGCAATCATTACCAGAGGATGTAAAAGGATTTTTTAATAAAACATTTAAAGATCAGGATAAAGATCAAATAGATAATATTTATTATTCTGATCAAGTATGTTATGTGGGTTCTAGTAATAATTTAATAAATTTTGCTTTTCAAGCATCAGATGTATTTACTGATGATTGGCAAGAATTTAAAATCTAATATTATGGGAAATATAAAATCATTTAATCCAGTATTCAAAAGTAAAAGAAACTGGAAACTTAGAAAAGTTTGGTACTGGATAATTACAGCTAATAATGGTAAAATAATTGGTAAGTCAACAGAAACATATCATAACCTTCAAGATTGTATTTATAATATGAAATCAGTTGGTAGATCAATCACTCGTAGCTACAATATAGAATCATAAATGAGTCAACAAAACAGTGTAAGAAATCCTGATGGGATTTGGATAAATAGTCAAGTATTTCGTGAAGCAGGTAACTACTTTATGAAATACGGTAACTACTGTGCTGATCCCTGGGGTTCTCCTGACTGGTACAAATTCTGGACAGAAGAAAAAAGAAGATGTATTGAAGGATATTCTGTTGGTGGTGTGAAAGTTACAGGTCATCATTATTCTTATTTGAATTATGCACAAATTAAAGTACTTGCTTCTACTAAAAGTAAAGCAGCTAAAAAAATCATCAAGTTTCCAGACTTCTGGGATGGTGATTATAATTATTTTTGGGCATTAGAATTGGCAAAAAATGGAGTTATCAATGAAGGTGCTCTAGCTACTACAGTTACACAGAAAGAATACATGGATACTCTTAATAAAGAGGATCAAAAACAAGCTATAATAAAATCTATTAAAGACCTCAACCTAGATATCAAAGTAGATGAGAGAGATATTTATGGTGGAAAACATGTGATTGTAGGTAAATCAAGAAGAAAAGGATACTCTTATAAGAATGGTGCAATATGTGCAAATATTTATAATACTATACCAGATTCACTTACTATAATTGGAGCTTTTGAAAAAAAGTATTTATATCCAAAAGGTACAATGGGTATGACTTCTAATTATATAAACTTCTTAAATAAACATACTGCTTGGGTAATGCCAAGAGATGTTGTAGATAAACAAGATCATAGAAAAGCATCTTACCTTACTACAAGGAATGGTGTGAAAGTAGAAAAAGGATATATGTCAGAAGTAATAGCTTTGACATTTAAAGATAATCCAGATGCTGCAAGGGGAAAAGATAGTGACCTTGTATTATTAGAGGAAGCTGGAGCATTTCCTAATCTAAAAGATAGTTATTATGCTACACAGCCAGGTCTTACAGCTGGAGATTATATTACTGGTCAAATGGTAATATTTGGAACAGGTGGGGATATGGAAGGTGGTACTGCTGATTTTGCTGATATGTTTGAAAGACCTGGTGCATTTGGTCTTATGAGATTTGAAAATATATGGGGAGAAGAAAGTGAAGGTGGTAGTTGTGGTTTCTTTCATCCAGTAAACTGGAACATGGAAGGTTATTATGATGAGCAAGGTAACTCTGATAATTCAGGTGCAAGAGCAGCTGAACTTGCAAATAGACAAGAAATTATAGATAATTCTGGTAATGTATCTGATATTCAAAAAAGGGTGCAGGAATATCCACTTAATCCTGCTGAAGCATTTCTTGCCATATCTACAAATAACTTTCCTGTTGTAGAACTTAGAAGACAACTTGAAAGAGTAAAAGCATTAGAACTACACAAGACAATGGCTACTCCAGTTAGACTTGAAGATAAAGGTGATATTGTAAAAGCAGTTCCCATATTAGATGGAAGTGCTAATGTTATATATAAATCAAAACCTGATAATCTTTCCTTTGAAGGTTGTCCAGTAATATTTGAATATCCAGTTGAAGGTACTCCAAGAAATAGCTATAAAATAGGTTATGACCCATATAGGCAAGAAAAGGGTACTTCTCTATCTGCGATATATGTATACAAAACAGTAATTAAAGGTAGCTATAGGAAAAGAATGATTGTAGCTGAATATGTAGGCAGACCACAATCATCTGATGATGTGAACAATATATCATATTTATTTGCTAAATTGTACAATACTAAAACAATGCATGAGAATGAAGTTACTCATGTACAAAACTGGTATAGAAGAAGAAAAAGATTAGCTTATTTAGCAGGTCAGCCTGATAAGGTAATATCTAAAAATATTAAAAATTCTAAAGTTGCTAGAGTTTGGGGATGCCATATGAATGATGGTATGAAAGATGCTGGCGAAAAATATCTTAAAGAATGGCTTATAGACATAGTAGATTTTGATGAACATGGTATAGCTATGACTACTATTGACACTATATATTCTATTGGTCTGTTAGAAGAACTTATTAAGTATAATAGAAAAGGAAACTTTGATAGGGTGATGGCAATGATGCAAGTAATGTTTCAAGAAGAAGAAGAAATGTTAGGTACTGTACATTCTGTTGGACAATCCAGAGTAGATGAAAATGCTAAGCAACTTCAAGACATCATGAGTGGTGCTTATAGAAAAGGCAACTCAGGTGGAAGACCAGTAAGATATGATGAAGATACTAATGAACTCATAACGAAATTATAACTACTTTTGTAAAAACTTCAGCACAATGGTAAAATCAACTCTTAGTATAAGAAAGGATAGACTTAGCATGGGTGAGAAAAATGCTAATGATAAAGCCTGGTATAAAGAAAAGATAAATGAAATAGATACCATGGGTAGTTCTGTTTCATACAACGGTATAACAGAAGAAAAAAGAATGCAAGTTAACTATGACTTGTATAATGGAATTCTGAATAAGACAGATTTTGAATATGTTTGTCAACCATTTGGTTCTGAGATGGGTGAGCTACCAGCTGACATGACAAATAAAGATATTGTATCTGCAAGATGCAAAAAAATGGAAGGAATGGAAATTAAAAGACCATTTCCTTGGAAACCACTAGCTGTCAATAGAGATGCTTCTACCAGAAAAGAAAGAGAAGAATTTGGTAGAATAAAAGAATGGGTTAATGCTGAAGTGATGAGACCTATTAAAATGCAGATTGAACAAAGGATGGCTAAGGAACAGAAAGGACAAGACCTCACTGAGAAAGAGCAAGAACAATTACAAGCACAAATTCAAGAAGAACTTTCTGCAAAAACACCAGATGTTGTAAGAAGGTATATGGAAAGAGAACATCAAGACCCTGCTGAAGTATTAGCTCATCAGATCTTAATGTACTTGATGCAAGAACAAAGACTTCCTGAGAAGTTTCAAAAAGGATGGAAGCATGTTATTTTATCTGCACAAGAAGTATACTTTGTAGGAATCATAAGAGATAAACCACACTTCAAAGTAGTAAATTCTAAAAAGTTTACATCAGATAGATCAGGTAATCATGACTTTATTGAACAAGGAGCATGGGCGAGAGCAGAATACAGATACACTCCAGGAGAAGTAGTAAATATGTTTGGTGATGAATTGACTACTAAGGAAATAGATGACCTTTATGAAAAATTTGAATATTATGCTGAAAGAGGGCATATAGATCATGTACTTAATTGGGATGAAGAAAACAATCCTGATGATGATGATAATAAATTTGTAAGAGTAGTTCACTTTAATTTTAAAGCACCTAGAAGAATAGGTTTTTTAGAATATAGGGATGTTGATGGAAAAGTGCAAAGTGATACTGTAGACGAAAATTATAAACTTAATATAGAAAATGGAGACATCTCTTTAGAATGGGAGTGGTTTGATGAAACTTATGAAGGCTATAAAATTGGTTCAGATATGTACAAAGGATTACAACCTGTACCTGGGCAATTTAAAGATGAAGCTACATTTGATATTTGTAATTTACAATACTATGGAACTATTTATGACAATATGAATTCTGTACCTACTGCACCAATGGATAGAATGAAACCTTTTCAATACTTTCATAATATAGCACTTTATAGGGCTGAGTTACTGATGGCTTCAGATAAAGGTAAAAAATTGTTAATGAACCTTGGAAACATACCTAAAGGGCAAGGTATTGACATGAAAAAATGGATGTATTATTTTGAATCTACTCCTTATGCCTGGTACACCAAAGATGAAGAAGGACAATTTACAGATGCTAATTCTGTAGCAAAGGTAGTTGATATGTCACTTGTATCTGATATTTCTAAGTACATTGAAATAGCTGATTATCTTGAAAAGAAATGTGGTAAAGCAGTAGGACTACCTGATGAACTAGTTGGTCAAATATCACCATCTACTGAAGTAGGTAATGTTAAACAAGCAGCTGAATCTAGTTCTGACATACTAGAACCAATGTTTAACTTACATAACCAAGTAAAAAGAAATGCTTTACAAGCAATGATAGAATGTGCTAAAGTAGCATACTATGAAAAAGATCCAGGAATACTATCTTATATACTTGATTCTTTCTTATAAACAATTTGAAGTAGATAAAGATTTACTTGATAGTAGTACATTTGGGATATTTGTAGCCAATTCTGGTAAAGCAGATGCAGCATTACAAACTATTCAAACACTTGGTCATGCTGCTATGCAAAATGATAAAGCTGAACTGTCTGATATACTGGCTATACTTAGACAAGATGGTACTCAAGAAGCTGAAGATATACTTAGAGCTTCTGAGAAAAAGAAAGCACAAGAAGCAGCTCAACAAGCTCAACAAGCTCAACAAGCTACCAAAGAACTTAAACAAATGGAAGATGCACAGAAACAAAAAGAGCATGACTGGAAACTTGAAGAAATTACACTTAAAGAAAATTTACAATCTAAAAGAGAACTTCAAAAACAAGCTATGTTATCTATGGGATTCAATGAAGATAAAGATTTAGATAACGATGGAACACCAGATGTAATAGAACTTTACAAACAAGGTGCTGATGTTGATATTAAGAATAGAGAATTAGACATAAAAGAAGACCAACTTGCTCATGATAAAGTAGTAGATAGAGAGGAACTGAAAATCAAAAAGACAGTTGCTAATAAACCTAAGGGTAAGTAAAAGCTATTAATGACAAGTTTCCAACTATTAATTTTTAAAGTTAAACTATATAATAAATAATCTTAAATTTGATCCAATGGCAAAAGATAAAGTAAAACAAGAGACCACAGTTGACAACCTATTTGAAGGATGGGAAGAACCAACTGACGATAATTTCTTTGGAGGAGATGATGTCCTTGTAGATAAATCAGCTGATAATAAAGTTGATGTTGATGTAATAGATAATGACGATGATGAAACACAATCTAAAAAGGATTTAGATAATAGTATCAAAGTTATTGATGATGAAGATACTCCTGAAAGTAAGAAAGCTGCTAAGGATAAGAAACAACTTGATGATATTCTTAACTTTGATAACGATGATGAAGAAGAAGAGGAAGAAGTTATTGATAAAACAAAAGAAAGTAAAACAGTAGCTACACTTAATGAT